TCAGTCCAATCCACAATGTTGTCAGCATCATTTTCGATCTGTCTATTTTGATCGTAGTTGCTGTTGACGTTATTTAGAGTGTCGAAAGTTTCTGGACTCCACTTAGCACCTGAAGTTAAACCAGTGATTACTTCAGCAGTGGTGAATGTTCCAGTTCTATTGATGACTGACAGAGCTCTGGTTGTGCTATCCCAAGACTTGACTTCTGCTCTATTGTCTTTAGGTGAGTAATCAATAGTAATAGTAGGAGCGGAGGTATAACCACTACCTGCACTAGTGATAGTAATACCATTGACGATACCAGTGCTACTAACTGTTGCAGTCGCTGTTGCACCTGTACCTCCTCCTCCAGAAATAGTTACGGATGGTGGTGTAGCAACTTTATAATGTGCTCCACCATCTGAAATTGTAATACTTGTAACAGCATCGCCTGTAATAGCAGATGTTGCTTTTGCTAAGAACTCATCACCAACAACTTCCTCCCCTACAGTAAAGTCTCCTGCACCACCAGGATCCATTACCAGTTTGATTGCATTGTCAAAGAGTTGTTCTATTGCATCAATCTCAGTAATTCCAGTATCAAAGTCATCACTACCAACCTCATAGATCTCAGCAGTGATAGCATAGAATTGGATCTTACCAAATTGGAAGAATGGTTCTTCCTTACCAACAAATTTAATTTCGTAAATGTCTTGTGTTAATGGGAAGTACAGTAAGTCCCCTTCATTAGGTCTAGAACTTACTGTGAGATTGGGATTATGATCTGCTACCTCTTCATCCCAACGTCTTGTAGACACACGGAAGATAATTTCGTCTGTAATTCTTAAACCGAACTTGGAGATGAACTCAGAGTTGTCACCAAAACCCATGACGTTCTGTAACAACATCTCAATTTGGAATTGTTCTTGATACTTAGTGTATCTAACTTCATCCAGAGTGCTGTCTTGCAGAACTATCTTGGGGATATAGTAAATATCTGTACCAAACAGTTTGATTTGCTCATCCACAAGATCCTGAACGAGACCTTGTTCGCCACTGTGACCTTGATAGTATGTTGGAAAATAGGAACTGGTAGGCATTTTATCCGATCATATCCATAGGGGGAATTGCATACTTACTGAGAACTTCGCTTTCGATTTTCTCAATTTCTGCTAGTGCGTCTGTATATAACTCTCTACCGTTAAGCGTGATGCCGCCAGGTAACTGAACGTTGTTGTACTTAATTAAGTTCTGACCCCACTGCTTCTTTAACAAAGCTGTGGCATACCGTTTAACAAACAAATCATTGTACATCTCAGTAGCATCATTGGGGTCAATCATGCGATGACATTCAATAAGGATATTAGATTCTTTTTTCAAGAAATCCTTATCTAGATCCATATAAAGACGATCACGACGTGCTGTGAATCTAAACTGCTGGAAACTTCCATTGTTTAGAACCATATCTAGAGTTTCTAGATATTGCTTAGTCATATAATAGTTGAGGATATCAAGTGATCCAAATGCATAGAGATCATTCAGGAACATTTGATACTCAATACCAAATAGATTTGAACGGATTGAGTTACTGACAAGACCAAATACTTTACTAATACCAGTTACATGGGATGGTATAGGTATATAATTTGTAGTCTCTTTCCAAGTTACAGTATCGGCCCCATCTGTTTTGGTTGTGGATACACTAGCTGCAAACCTAGTTTTATCGTCTTCAGTTAATTCGTGATATAAAAAAGCACGCTCCATACCGTTGTAACAGTTCTCTTGAAAAAACTGAACGGTATCATCAATTACATTATTTACCTGTTCGTCATCAACATTAACCTGCAATACAGGTTCACCCAATTGCCTCTTGCAATATGTGATGAGATCAGCTCTTGAGTTTGGAGATGCCATTACACACAAAAAATCCCTTCGTTCCTATTTAGGAAGGTTCGATGCTTGCAGGTGATGCTTCAGTAGGAGGTTCTGTAGGTTCTTCCTGTCCCTCTCCAGAAAGTAATCCAATAGTCTCTAGACCACCTTCTAGTTTAATTTTATATTCTTTTGCTTTCGCTAAGTTTGTTTCCAGTTCGCCAATTTGCTTTACAGTAGTAGCAATTTGTTCTTCAAAATTCTTTTTGAGTTGTTCGGGATCCATGGTCATTATTATCAAATATGATATTGTATACTGTATTTATCATGTTGGAGAAACCCTATATGAATACTTATCATCAACAATTAATGAAGGCATGAAATTCATAGAGATAGAAACTCTACCATCTTTTCTGTTATCAGAATAACCATGGGTAAGATTAGATTGCCATAGCATCACCTCTCCTTCAGAAGGGTGCATGATAACATCACAGTTATATTTCCCTAGCTTATTCATGTCTGGTAGCAATGAAATTGATGGTGCTTGTGAATGAGTAGAACCATCTGGATGTCTGAAAAATAATGGTGCATGTCCTTCTTCATGACAAACATAATATGTTCCAGATATAAATGCATTAGTATGAAAATGTGGATACTGACTTCCACCAGTATCACATAAATTTAACCAGCTATCAGTAATAATCATTCTCTCAGGAAGATCATATCCCAAATCATCAGCAACAAAAGAAGTACATTGATCTTCTAACCACTGTTTAAATTCTGACATTTCTTTTCTGTGTAGAAATGATCTACCAGATGTATTGTCGTAATGATGTAGGTTGTTATCCATTGCATTAGTGATCATATTTTCACCTGTCATCATGTCGATAATTTCTTTCTTTACAACATCACTATTTGGGTAAAGTTCTCTACCAATAACTTTAGGAAAAATATCAATTAAATTCATTATTTTTTTAATACAAAAATGTTTATTCCATTCCACCAAGAATTTGTATCTTCAATTTCACCAGTAAGAATACTTCTTTCATACAAAACTGTAATCTTATTCTCTTCAATAAAATCTTTTGTCGATGTTAATACACCATCAAGGTTTGCATCATCAACCACTAATATAAATTCATTCTCTGTATATTGAAGAATGTGATTTAAACAACTTCTCTGTACATTCAATTCATGATCTGCGTCATAAAAAATAGTATTTACTTTTTTATCTAAATTTTCTTCTGTAGCTTCACGGATATCACCATTTAAAATTGCAATGTTGCTGTTGTCTGTCCATACAGATTTTACATTCTCAATGAAAGTTTCAATAGATCCTTCTTCATCATCCCATGGAATGTCTTCTCTGATTGGTTTGATATCTACATCACGCCAATGATCTGCTGCATAAGCAGTAATATCATTACCTTGAATTGCTGCACAGAATGTGCTGCCATTAAACACACCAATTTCTAGATACTTTGTATCCTCGTAAGAACATAGATTGTTGAGGAAGTGCCTTACCTTATCAGAAGTTAGACCCTGAATGTCGTGATCAAATTTTGACTTCCCTTCAATAGCTTTATCAATAGAGTCTAAACATCTGGTTACAAATGGGTGACATACTCTCTCTTGTTTTTTAAGATGTGCTTCAACAACTGTATCGCAATAATTACATTCCCAGCAATCAAATTTACAATTTTTAATTTTATCTCTCCATATATCAATGGGACGATCTTTCATATTAAGATCTTCCATGTATACATTCATACGTGGGAAGAGAATTTCATCACCATCATTCCATTTTTTAATGATGTCCATAGACTCCATTAATCTGATAGCACTTTCTCTACCATGCATTTTAAATACATCAATACCTAGATCAAGAAACTCTTGCCAGTCTTCTCTCCATGGCGGAATGTTTGCTGCTTTAAGAGATGCTGATGATTCTGTTACATCCCAAGTAGAACAAGATACTCTACTGATTTCAGAATTAAAATATTGAGGACTATCATCTCTTGTGGCATTGTATTGATAATGCTCTGGCATAATAGGACAACCACCCCAGCAATTTTCATTAGCTAGCAATGATAGTTTTACTGGTTTATCAATAGATGCACAATATTCTTTTGCTTCGATAACTCTATTGAGAGCATCTTTATCTCTCATTAAATCTCTATCAAGATTTACATAGTGAAATCCTGCTCTAGCACAAGCAACAATTTCATTTGCTTTTGTGACTTCTCTAAGGATTGTGTTTTTGATAAACAGTTCAGGAAATTCTCTTTGAATTTGTCCTGAAGAAACCCATGATGTATGAGGTAGAGTTACAATACGAACACCCTTATCATACAAAGGTTTAAAATTTTCTATCCACAGATCTAGATTTTTTTGATCTGGTCTAATCCACATGTTATTAAATGTGGCAGACAAAGGAATACCTGTCTCTTGAGAAATAAACAATGCATTTCTTGTAGTTCCACTAACAGGATCAACTACAAAAATATCACCCATCGCATCCTGATTAAAAGGAGGAATACGACAGGTAAAATATAGATCGTAAATTAAATGTTTATGCTCAATGAGGAATGGTATAAAAGTCTCCTCAGCAAATTTTTTATTGATCTTTGGGTTGATCGGCAGACTGAAGACGCTTGTCATTGAGTTGGTCACGGATTTGATCTAGGAGAGGGATGTTAAGGTTGTGTTCTACACCATGGAATGTAGGAACTTGAACGTCAGGAGATTCTGCATATGCTTGAAAATACTTCTCTGTTCTTCCTTGAATCTTATCCATAGAGATCTTCATCAAACAAGCATACTGAGATGCAACATCAAGAATACCAACTTGATCTTCTTCTTTCATCATAGCAATAGAATCCATGTTGCCAATACCGACTCTACCATTTGCCATAATATCTAAAGCAGCTTGTTTACCAAGTCTTGCAATCCAATACTTTCTTTCATCTTCTTCATCCCATTCAACTGAATCCAATAGATCTTGTTTTGTTAGACCTTTGTCTTTAATATAATCTATGAAAACTTGAAGTTCATATTCTGCTTGACCCTTTCTTCTATTCCACATTTCTTTATCGAGTTCAGCAAACTCAACTTCAGCTGCAGCAAATTCAATATCAAACTCATCTCCATCTTCTGCTTGGAGTTTCTCTAGTAAAGCTTTATCACGACGCAAACGAATATCTCCCTTCTTTTCATCGAGGAGCATTTTTTCATATTGATGTGATCGATTCTCGATCTCTAACAAAACTTGTTTTAGTTGTCGATCTTCTGTGACATGTGATTTGATCACATAGTCTAAAATTTGATTCTTCGACATACCAAGAGATACTCTTACAGCAATATCTCTAATTTCTTTATCTGTAATTACACCCATAATAAATCAAAAAATAATGATTAGAACTTGATACCAGGAATTACCTCATCTCTAATTAAAACACCCTGTTCGTTTTGGGTGTATTTATTTTCTTCTTTTGCCTGTTGTTCTGGCATTGGAAGACCAAGGTAGTTCTCATATAACCTATTTATCTTCCTAATTGTATCGCAATCTGAGAACTCTTTTTTAATTTCTGAAGACTTAATGTAGAGTGCTTTTACATTTCTGTTGTAAGCATTTCTTTTTTCTTGAATTTTTGTTTTTAAATCAACTGGAGCTACACCCTTTGCTACTGACAATTCTCTGATGATGTAATCATTATTATTATCTACATCGTCATTTTGATATTCCCATGTCTTTTTCTCTAGTGCAGAAACACCTTCGTCTAAAGCTAAGAACCTTTGTTCAAAAGTTTGTTCTACAATTAACTTTGCTAGGAACTTCATAGTTCTTAGAATAGTATCATATCTCTTTTGTGTGACAGGAACTGCTACTTTAGGTCCTTCAGGTGCCATATCAGCATAAGATAGATTATCAAAATCTGCCTCATTTTTTAAATCATCAGCAGGAACTTTAATGGTAGAACGAATATCACCAAGACTTCTCATACCAAATACTGCCATCTCTTTATCCATCTCGACAAATCTGTCTGATAAAGAATTTATACCATTTACGTCTTCAGAATCCAACGAGAAAACATACCAATCAAGAACAGAGTTGATTGGTTGGTATGTAAGTAATTTTGTTAGATCGGGGAGTTTACCAACGAAATATCTTTTTGTCATGCTTATACTCCTGTGTAACCGCTAGCTAGTGTACCATATTCAATAGCAGCACCCGATGCTCTACCAGGTGTTCCCTGAGAGTTGAGACTGCCATTTAATCCAAATGAGTGTGTGGAGAAACTTACTTGACCACCAGTATTGTTCTGACCACCATCATACATACCGTTCATAAATCCATGTGTCATTCCCGTATGGAATGTTTCTTCACCAGTAGTTGCTGGTTTGCCAACTGATCCTAGGTTAGAACC